AAGATAGTATTTGAGGTTGCTCCACTACTATCATTATTGCCAAGTGAGATTCGGGAGTTGACATCGAGTTTCATTACACCTTGATTAACTGCCCCAGCACTACTGGTCATTCTAAATTCAAGAGTACCAGCAGTTGAATCATCAGCACCATAGGCACGAATTTGAGATAAGGCTGATGTGTCTTGACCTATGCACAAGGCAGATGTTTCGTGAGCCGTATTTGCTCCGAATACTTTTAAAGGAGTTCCATAAATATCCATACCTACTGGGTCAATAAATACTTGAACACCATCTGCATCGCTATTTTTCATAACATCAAAGACTAACTGACCATCTTCTGTACCAGCAGTTACATCTAATGACTTTCCAATTATCCTTGTAAAAGTATCTATACTGTCGCCATCGTCCTGACCTCTAAATGAAATGCCTCCTAATATGTCTCCATCTGCTTCAGCGTTAGAACCTACATCTTTCAAGAACAGTATTCTTGGTTCAAGCCCATCATCGTTATTGTTTTCAATTAATATAGTAGGTTCATTGCTTGTACCTGATTTCAAATGGAGCAATTTGTCTGGAGAACTCGTACCAATCCCGACATTTAAATTTGTATCTATAGTTATTGCAGTAGAATCAGTTAAGTCATTTGCATCAGCACAAATTTTAAACGAATCACCACTTGAATTGTCTGCGCCTATTAACCAAGAACGAGAACCTGTTAAATCAAACTTCAATGCGGCATCGCCTGTAGATGCACTATCTTGCTCAATAACCATTTGATACTTTGTATTGTCGTCTGCGTAAATATGCAATGGTGAAGTTGGTGCTGATTTGTTAAGCCCGACCAGCCCAGCGGATGTAATTCTCATCCTTTCATCAACATCGTCATCACCATCTGGTGTTGTTGAGAATATTAAAGCACCCGGCATATCATTAGAACCAGTGCTACTATCTGCTATGGCGTGTATTGATGCCGCATTTACAAAATCATTACCATCAGACCCACTAAAGAACATTGTTCCAAGAACCTCACCAGCGGCTACTAATGAATGAGTTCCTACTGTTCCACCAGCATTTTTAGCGAACCAGAATTTTGGAGATGATGTGCGAGCATTACTTGTATTCCATTGGGTAATTGATAAACCACCATTGCCTTCTTGATTTATTTGCAGGTTTGGAGTATGACCACCACCATCTATTTCTTGAGCAACGCTTGCTGTATGACCTATTAAAACATTTTGGCTTGAGTCTATAGTAAGTGCATTTGTACCATCTGCGGTTCTTAATTTTAATATTCCACCAGAAAGCCTTGTTCCAATAAGCATAGATGTAGATGATTGCTGATAAGATACTTGTGCTCCTATACTATCGCTTGGAGAACCAAAAAATAAAGCACCATAGCCTGAATCTGGGGTTAATATACTAATGCCACCACTTGCGCTATTTTCTACCACTAAATCATCTGCATCTCCATGAGCAGAAACACTTCCAGCAGTAGCAGTATGGACATGAAGAGTGCCATCTGGAGAATCCGTAGCAATTCCAATCGTATTATCTGATTTAAAGTACATCTGGGTAGCAGTTGCTTGGTCATTATATAGTTTTAGATAACTATCATCAGAAGGTTGTATAAATCTCCATTTATTTGTGCCACTTCTTTGAAATGCTAAAGTTGTTTCTGAGCCGCTTGAAATTGTCGGATTAAGAATTAATGTATCTGAAACTGTTACATCTCTATTGTCTGTATCGACTATGAATATGTCACCGCCAGAACTGTCTCTCCGAACAACAAGTGCTGTTGCACTGGTTATATCTATTGTTGATGTGCCTTGTATTACCTCTGAAAGTGAGAGTCCAATTCCACCTGAAACGGTCAAGTCTCCTGTGATCGTGACATCACCGTCAAGAGTACCGCCATTACCGAAGTCTTCGGGGTTGGTTTGCCCCATTGGACTAAACATTCTAGACCTCCACCGTTCTTACTGCACCAGTCGTGGTGCTAGTTGAGTTGTAATTGAAGTATACCGTATTACCAAGGCCACGAGGTACGGTCAGATAGATCATCGTATTCTTTGGAATGACCATATCATTGGATGCATTCACATCTGTAGCGGATGTTGCGAAATTAAAGTATATCTCTACCGCACTGTGAACCCCAAGCGTTGATGTCATAGTTGCCAATGCCAGGTGAATTGAATTATTAACATTTGCACTTGAACCAGCCGTTCCAGCAGAGTTAACACTCCATCCACCGCCTACTGTTACGTTAAGTGCTTCCTGTACTGATCGTTTATGTAAATTTGCCATGATTAACTCGACTTCCTGTAAACTATTGCAAAGTCACCACTGGCTATTTGTACTGAGGACCACTCACCATAAATGGTCTGGCCAGCCAATAGTGTGACCGATGAAAGTGTATCCCAAATATCTGTATCAACTGAAGTGGCCGCTGTGACCACACAATCAACTGATAATGCTTGAATTGCGACATATGTGTGTGAATTAACTGTGGCGTTTGTGACGTAATCGTAACCACCGCCACCTAATCGGTTGGATGCTTCTTGTTCGGTGTATCTATGTAGATTTGATGTTGCCATTGATTCTCCTAATCTCTAAGGTTGTGGCACAACCATGAACGAGCCCTTAAAAAGTATTATTTCTTTTTAAATAACTTTTTCTTTGGTGTTGCCTTCTTTACTTCTTCTTTGACGATCTTTGGACCGCCATATGAATTCTTTACCAGTTCAAAACCATCATTGACCTTCGCTTGAGCCACTTCTCGTGATTCAGTATGCTCGTAATGGTTTCCTTTTCTTAATACTATCATAATATCTCCTATAAATACCCTGGACGATGACAACACCGCCCAGGATAGATATTTTAACAAGGTTTACGGATTAAGGAATTCGATTCCTTTGACATGGTTACTTGTAGTAATAACTGCACCATAAATGATGTCAGCTACGACCTTGGTTCCCAAATAGTCAACTGAGTATTCTGACTGAACTCGAATATCTTGTTGAACTGCTACAGCTATCGCTGACTTGTGGACCAGGTATGCTGCTTCAATTCCAGTTGAAGTTGTAGTCGGGATCAAACTAGATGTCATCACTGGGATGCCAAATAATCTTCCGACTTCACCAGTTTGCATGACTGCATTGTCGTTACCAAAACCAACACCAGCACCAGAATTATTGGTGACAAATGCTTTAGAGTTCAACAGATCAGCGTAGATCAATGGATTCACGAAGAATGCACATTCATCTGCTGGGATGTCGTTACTCATCAAGGTTCCAAGAGCGGTCTCAACATCTGCGTTGGACATGGTATTGTCCGCTGCCAATGTTTGAGTTGTTCCAAGTGTTTGCAAAAGAGCTTCCACTTTTGTATCGACAGCCTTGGCAAGTCCATAGGCCATTGACTGAGCGTACTTATCGAAAAGTTGCTCGTTGGATTGAATCATTGCAAGGTCCTCAAACAACTTTGCGGCGTATTTGTGTTGATCAATTGCAAGATCGATATCGGTTTCAGTTGCCACACTATAAGCCACACCAGTGTTCACTGTTTTGTCAGCAGTAGACACTTCTTGAATTGTGGGTATGTGCAGGGTGTCACCAGCTCCTTTGACCAAACTTGAGTAATCGTCAAAGAATGGTTTTAGGACCAGTTGTTTTTCAAAGTAGCGATAAACGCCATCAGCCCACAGTTCTGGAATAAAGACATCCAGCTGTGTTCCTCTGGTAGTATCACCACTAAAGGCGGTGTAAGCCATTTGTTATTCTCCTTTAAGAAGGTGTACGCCTGTACGATGCCACGATCTTATCCCAATGTTTCACTCTATCCTTCCTGTCCATCTTTGTCCAATCTTCAGGAACTTCATTCGCTGGAACAGCAGGATTATTGGCGATCGCAAGGCGAGGGTTATTTGGATTTAATTTACTATGTAAGGCTCGAAGTTTTGATAACGGCAAGTCACCAAAGGTCTCCTTGTCCTCTTCACTAAAATCAGCAAGGATCTGATCTCTTATTTGTGCTTCATTACGTTGAGCCTGTTCCACTATGGGTTCAAGTTCAGAGATCTTTAAAGCTCTCTCCTCTGCTAATTGCTGCCATTCATTTTGTTCTTCCATCTGCTTCTGACGGTCGGCATCAATTTGCTTTTGTAACTTAGCAAGTTCAGACTCACTTTGCTGAGCCCTAGCACGATACTTTTTGCTTTCTTGCACCAATGCACCATAGTCGGGCAAATCTATGTCTTGGTCTTGGCTTTCAGGAGCCACCTCTGTCGATACTTTGGGTTCTACAGGCGATCGAGTTCCTTCCGCGATCTGCGGTGCTTCCGTTGCTACGGTTGTTTCTTCGGACATGCTGTCCTCCTTTATAGGTCTATTTTTGTTGAGTAAGGACGTAATGCCCTCTCTATATTCTTATTGATTTGGTTTACAAGGTCTTTAACAACAATGTCTCTGGTCTCATTATGTATGACCTTTTGTGTGCCAACTCTACCTGATATCGGTCTGAATTTATTGGGTGGGACAGCTTCCGCGTGGAATGTCAAAAGATCTGCTGTACTTATCTGGTCCCCTTTGTTCCTGGGATGCCTTGCACCATCCTTTACTCCATAGGATAATTGCACATCACTATTCCATCTTACTCTTTTTGGCTTCTTCGGGATTATCTGTTTGAACATTAGACCTGATGCAAAAAGATTAGGATCCTTATTGCCATATTTCTTTTGCTTTTCAGCAGCATATTTAGGTGTTAGTTTTTCAAATCTCCTACCATCAGGACTTCTCATCTTATGCTTTATGATATCCAAATGTTTGAGTCTTGCCTTCATCGTCACACTATTTAGAAAACCGTTACTAAATCTTATGATCTCTTCTAATTTTGGTAGTTTGAAACCTTTTGCGGACCCATAAATATTGGTAGATCTAAATCCTCCAATACCAGAACCACGTTCTCTAACTATTCCTGAAGGGAAATTATTATCGCTCACGACTATACTCCAATAAGGTCTTTGCTTTCTTGAACTTCTTTGGGTTCTCTGCTATCTGAGAACTTGCCTTTGAGGACATCCTTGGGTCTGACCTTTGTGGCATCCATCTATGTCTGCAATTGAATCCACCACCATCTACCAAAGCACCAGGGAAGTTTGACTCTACCTGATCTTGAGTTAATCCTCCTTCACTTAACATTACCCTACATATAGGTCTTGTCTTCTCATCCAATGGTCCGTGATAATACCATAATTCATCTCTGGGTAGATCATCGGCCATGACCATTAGAATGCTACGGTTGTAAGTAGATAATGCAGTTGCAACAACACTTTCAACCCTTCTAGGCGTGAGTGATATCTTGGTAGCGATCCTTTCTTTTAATGCATTCCCTTTTAACCCCTGAGATAATCCCTCTGTCAATCCAAGCCTGACCTCTTCACCAAGTCTGGTGCTATAAGCGATGATCGATGATTCCTGCACTTTCCTAAATGCCAGTAACTCTATTTCACTTATCTTTCCAAACTTGACCATGTCATCTAACATGAATCCTGTTGCATTCAAGTATGAATCTATCGCACTTTGCATCAATAAGTCTTGGATCCAGTAATCTACAAGCGAAAGCCCTGCGATGATCGCTAGTATCTCTTCCTTGGATAGACCCTCATCCTGTAGTTCTTCTACATCCTTGTAGAATTCTTCCTGGGATAGTTCTAGTTGTGATAGGTAATCAGCAACCGCCTGGTCGATGATCTGTTCCATCTATCTAACCCTCTAATCGGGCCAATAGACGATTTTGCGGTGCTTGTTCCTCGGTATCTGCCTGTTGTTGCTGTACTTCAAACTCTGCTCTCTGCTCTGGAGATGCATCGGGATTCATATAATCAAAATAATCTTGCTTACTTGCTAGTCCTTGTTCAAATCTCCAGGTCCATAAGGCGATCTCCGTATCGGGTGTCAATGCATAGTTAGGCTCAAGGAAATCAACTGAATATTCATCAGGAAGCCTTAGACCCATCTCAACCTCAAGAATTGCCTTATCAACCTTGTATCTTTTCTGTTCCCAAGGTCTCCAAGTGTCTTCCTTCTCTCCTGTAGTGATATCCCTTGCTTCCATTTCGAGAATTGAAAGACTTGCGGCAGAAGGAGCATTCCCTGCATCATCCCTGGCGTACTTTGCACGAATGTGATTATTGTTCAATGTGGATTCAACTAAAAATCTTGTGGAATCAATGATCTCTTGTAAACTACCACCTGAATTGGTCACTCCGAAATTAGCACCCTCTGGTAAGTAAAGAACCTTGTCCGTACCGATCTCAATACGACTTGCATCGTCAACCCCAGTAATGAATTTTATTCCAAGAGCAGAATAGCGTATCGCTAGTTGTAATTCTATCTGTGCTACATTCACTGCCAGATCCACTTGAGCAACATCCATCGCATTGGCTACCGAATGATAATCTCTTATCGGTTGGTATCTATTGCAGAAAGTGACTGGCAAAACCCCATAAGGGTTAATGTCTTGTTCATTCACTGATACTTTTTGACCTTGTTCATCAATGAGATAGTGCTCTCCCTGATATCCAGGTCTACTCTCGGTCCATACTGCGTGTACTGGTGTATTGATCCTAGCATTTCCCTGATATTCAATGGGGTAACAGATACCCATCGGTTTATCTCTACTGTCACCAGCAAGAAATATTGGAGTGAAATGACTCAAGGTCTCATACTCAAGTTTACCTGTTAATTCATTCCATCTGGAACGGATCGCCATCGTACCCAATAAGAATGTCAATCTTTCCAAAAGTCTTCGATTGGCATTGAGACTTTCAACCTCTATTGCGTTAAGATAAGACTCAGAAACTCGCATTCTGGGTGGACGTTTATAGGTCATGGACCTCACGGCACATACTCTGCGAGTAATGTTCTGACTTAAAATAGGAACCTGGGCCAATGTCTCTGGTTTGAAATAATCCGAGACATACTGGTCAATATTGGCTCCCTCATACCAATCCATGAGATAATCACGCTCACGAGTGCGTGTATCTTCAATATACTTCAATGTTTCTTTTAGTGCTTTATTAACACTACTCTGTGCTAAATCAGGTATAGTTACCAATCTATGACTCCAGCGGTTCTTCTTCTAATAGGGAATTGGTTTACGATAAAGTACCTAAAGACATCATTCATGTGATCGACACGACCATCTTTCAAAGGCTCTTCCTTTAACCTCTGATCCGTCCTATGCTCTGGATATCTGTAGTTCTCGTAACATTCGATGGAACCCTTACATTTGTCACTCACATAAAAATGACTGTCACCATTAGCGTCCTCTATGAATGAACGAACATGAGAGACTCCATTGGCAATGTTCCTCGATACCTTATCCGTTCTGTACCTGACCCTTATGCCCTTTCTTCTGAATTGCTCTATGTCACCAAGACCACTTTGTGCCTGAACACCTCCACCTGCTGGGTCCCCAAAGTATGCCTGGACAGGATAATCTTTTCTTAAGATCATGTTTGCAAGTTCATCGGTCTTGATGTTCTCCTCAAAACAGATCTCATCTATCTGATAAATTCGAGTGTCAGATTCCCTTTCTTCCACCTGATACCATCCGACCGCTGGCATCCTGAAGCCGAAATCGATACTACAGAATGTGGGTAGATCGGGGTTGAATCGAAGTCCCTTAATGACATTCGTGTA